CGCCATTTTGAACCCGGCCGCGATCAATGCCGCATCAGTAGAAGCGTTGTTGGACGACAGTGGATAGGCGAAGAAATCGAGTGCATTCCCAAGCCCGGCAGCAGCAAAGGCTGCGCGGGAAATGGCGACATCAGTTGTAAGCTGAGCAGCCCCGGATGCCACATAATCCTTGTGGTCTGGACCCTGGCTCAGGATCGGCCAGCCCGCATCGCAAAGTTGCTTCACACTGGCCCAATTGGCCCCGAAACCTACAATTTTATTGCTGTCCCCAGCCGCATAGCAGCTAATGCCGTATCGATTGGCGATGGGCAGCGCGATACTCGGCAGGGACGCATCCTCGTAGCGGTCGAAGCCGAACATGACCGCGCCGCGTGCAGGCGTGCTGGCGAAGGCCATGACCCGATCAACATAAACCGTGCAGGCGTCGTTCGCTGTGGTGTTGATGCTGATCTGGACGCCGTTGATTACCTCGTCCATGGTCATCCCGCCAGTGACGGTCCATGCGCCGTTGGGGTCAATCCCGGAGGTGTCGGCCAGCACGCGGGCGGTCAGCCTGTTCCACTCGCCCGAATAGGTCTGCGCGGGGAAGGGCCAGCTATATTCGACGCGCTTGGTGGCGAAGGCGTCAGATGAAAAACGGATAGTCACCGAACCGGCAAGAATGGTTGGCAGGATATCCATGCCGATCAGCGCATAATCGGACAGCTTGAAGGATCCGGGAACCGCCGTGGAACGCTCTCCGCCGAACGTGCCCGACGTCGGGTTCTTCGTTATCAGGTTTCCGATCGTGCGGCCTGATGGGTGCGCCTTCGAAAAGGCCGCTGCGTTATTGACCGACACACCCGATGCGGCAGTCCATGTCGCGCCGTTTGCGATCACCACTGTAGGCGCCGACGCTGCCGGCAGTGCAGGGATAGGCGGGAAGCCTGAAGCCCAGGCGGTGACAGCCATCAGCTTAGGCTCGAATAGACGCCCGTGTCGGACGTGCCGTTGGGATTGTAGAGGCGAACCTGAGAATTCGCGCCGAAGCGGATTTCGCCTGCAAAGGTTCCAGATGCCGAAAGGGTGGCGACATCAAACCATGTCACACCATCAGCGCCGAGAGATTGTAGCTTCACCGATGTTCCGGCGAAAACGGCGTTCCAGACGTAATTGCCGCGCTGGACGCCAGTTACGGGGATTGTTCCCGATGTTGCGGCGATGGTTGCGTTTGTTGCCAGCGCATAACTGGTTTGGGATGCTAGTGTGATCGTAGGGTTAGCCGCGCTGCCCTGCGCATTGCCGTTTGCGTCGGTCGGCGCTCCCGCTCGATACTCCAGCCCTGTGGCCGGATCAATCAGCTTGACGCCGCTCATCGATTACGCCTCCAGTTTGGCATTGATCGCCTTCTCGATGTCGCGCAGGACACCGCTGCGGCTTTTGCCCGCCGTCTCGTCGGCTTTCAGTTGTTCAAGTTCCTCGATAGAGAGCGAGGGAAGGGCCTTTTCGATATCGCGGGCGTTCTGATCGAGAAGGCCGCCCTTGGGCGCTTCTTCCCCCTTGTCCGCAGCCGGAAAATCCTTGGGATGCAGATACCAGCCATCGGCCAGCGCATCTTCCTCGTCGGCCTCATCCGCGACAGTGCCGAAATCCATGGCTACACCGTCCCACACGCCCTCGTCGCCGGGGCGATAGATCGCCTTGGGGTATTCACCTTCTTTGCTCATTGTCGCCTCACAGAAGAGAGGGGAGGGCCGAAACCCTCCCCATTTTGTTACGCCTGACCGAACTGCTGCGCGCCGATCATTTCCGGCTGGACCGCGCCCAAACCGTAATCGATATCGAGGCGCCACTTGGCGTTCAGGGTGTTGATGTCGCCCTGGCCAACCAGAGTGATTGGCAGTCCCAGCTTGGGCGTGGTGGCCGAACGTGCCACCTTCCATCCCGCCTCCGGATCGACCGCGAAGGTGCCGGGGAGCAACTTGATTGCGCGACGGTGAAAGAACACATTCACCGGGGCGGTGGTGGTGTTCAGGAACGTAATTCCCGCGCCGTTGGCCGGGGCGCCTGTCACGTTCTTGTATTCCAGTTCCGCCCGTGTGCCGCCTGTGCCGGAGATGATCGGCGGCGAGATACGCACGGTTCCGGTTCCGCCTGCGCCGGTGACGATCTGCGTAATGCGGAAGGTCTTGGGCTGGCCGGTATCCTGCTTGGAGATATGGTGCACCGAGTTGACCGTGTTCGCAGTCGTGAACTGGAAAGCATCCCCAACTTTGACCGCGCCACTGGTGACCGCAATCGATATCAACTGCGTGCGATTGTCGACGTTGGTCGGGTTCCCGTCCGTGTCGAGCGTTGAAGCGACCGGCGTGTAATAGAGCGGCTGCGCGTTGGTGATCGTCACCCCGGTCGCAGCGGCGGCCGTCAGTATCTTCGTCTGGTCATTTTCGAACAGGTCGAAGTTACCGATGCTCTTCACATAGGCGCGCTCATAAGCTGACCGGGCCAGCGGGCTATCGCTGGTCTGCGGCTTGGCGATCTGCCCGGCCATCTTGAGATAATCGCGGGCCGAATAGAACGCCTTTTTATCGAAATTCGGAACGCCCTGCTCAACCATGATAGCCGACATTTCCGCCAGATCGTCGAACCCGGTTGCCGCGACGGTGCGCTTGCTCCACAGGGTCGCCCAGTTGAACGCCATGTTGAAGGTGTTGAGGTTGACCTTCGACGCGAGAGAGAGACCAGCATCCTTGAAATAGCGGTCGATATTCTGCTGATCGCGGCCATCCTTTGGCCCGATGGAAACCGGTGTGGAATGGTGGAGACCGACGCTGACCGGCACCGCCAACTGCGTGATATTCCCGAAGTTCGCGGTCTGGTCGAAACCGTCATAGACAGCCGGGATATAGGGTTGCGGAAGCCAGACCTTGTCGTTCATGCGCTGCTGGGCAGCAGGGCCACCGGGGAGAGTGTCCTTTTCGACCTCCTGCGCGATGACCAGCATATCGTCGAAGCCTTCAACCATTTCATCGAAGGCGGTAATGACTTGTTTGGGAGTGCTGAGAGTCATTTCTTTATTCCATCATGGGCCGCGCCGTGGCGGGCAGTTGATTACTTCGCTCGAGCCTTCAGCTTGGCGCGGTAGGCGATCAGCTTGGAGCTATCCCCCGTCCGGTCAGCTTCCTTCTCAAGCCGCTCAAGTTCCTTGTCCTTCGCCCCAGCGATCGGCGCGCCACCGCGTGCGATGCGTTCGGGTTCGGGAGGGCCACCACGTTTCGTCACTGTCAGCTTTCCTTCCAGTCGCGCCACATGGGCAGCCAGCTTGAGGGGGTCGGTAATCTTGGAGAGTTCAGCGAGCTTTGCCGGGTGTTTACCCAAAGCGTAGATCACCATTGCGGAATCGTTGGCCGCCTTGACGATGACCGCCTGCTGCAACTCGGACAGCGCGGCTAGGGCAACGTCTTCAGCTTCCTGCACGTCCTTGAATTTGAGAGCCGCCTTCTTCTGATGATGGCCCTGCAATTCCTCGGCCCATGCGTCCGCAGCCTGTTTCTGGGTCGCTTGCGCTGTCCGCGCCTGCTCGTCGGCCTGAGACTTCCGAGCTTTCCACTGGTCGAGTTGGGTTTCGTAAGCTTCCTCGTCATAGTCGCATCCGGCGAGGGTGGGCTTTTCGCCTACCTCGATCGGAGCCACCTGAGGGGCCGACTTGCGGAGGGTTTCAACCTCCTTCGCCTTCTCTCGCAGTTGTGCGCGGAGATGCTTCACCAACCCGGTTTCGGCTTCTCCAGAGGCTGGCGCTGCCTCACCCTCGAAACTGACGATCTCCTCATCTTCCGGCGCTTCCTCGCCTTCCGTTTCGGGTTGTTCTTGCTGGTCCTGATCTTCCGCCTCTGGGGCTTCCTGATCCTCGGTCAGTTCGAGCGTGTCGTCCTCAAGGTCTGCCATTTACCACCCATTCGCTCACCTGTTGCGGCCAGGCGGTTGCCGATGGGTGCGAAATTACGGGGCAGGGGATTGTGGGCGCTATTAAGGCTTTTAGGCAGCGTCAGCGGGGAGATCGCGGCCTAATGCGATCCGGGGGCGATCTCCCGCACTGCGAGATATCAGATCACCTCCCGTCTGCTGATGCGCGGTATCATTTGCCGCCTCCATACCCACCGTCTGGGTTTCACGAACGGTCTGGCCGGTCTGCGCGGCCTTCTGTGCGGCGCTGGCAAGCGTCTCAACCGCCTTGGCGCCAGATAGCTTGGTGTCCGCCACAGCCTTCTCAGCCTGCGCGCCCTTGAGCGCTGCCGATGCCTCAAACTCCTTCGCCTGCGCCATGAGCGCGGCCTGCGTGGCGTCGGGCTGCTGGTTCTGCGCCGCCTCTTCCATCTGCCGCTGCTCTTCCTCGTTCGGCGTGACAACGCCCATCGAGACAAGCCGCTTGCGGGCGTAGGACTGAAGATCGTTCATGCCTTCGCCGTCCTGATTCATGACAGCCGTGAGGGTCGCGACGGTCGCCAGTTCCATGTCGCCAGCCGCCTGCGCGACGGTGGCGGTGTTCAAGCAGGATTTGACCGTCTTGTCCCGGCGCGTGGCTGTGGCTTCCGTGACCGAGCAGACCACCTTGTATTTGCCGCGCGCAATATCGTTCCTGATGCGGGAAACGCCGTTGTCGTCGGTGAACTGCTCGTAGAGGACAGCCGATCCGTCACCGCCTTCCTCGTCCATCGTCTCGACTTCGCGGCCCGGCTCCCAATAGACCTCCCGCGACATCCCCAGATAAATTTCACCCTCGCACTGCACCGACTGGCGCATGTTATCCAGCGGGATGCCGGACTTCGCATCAACGCGCGTGGCGGCGATGTCCATCGCTTCGGCGCTGGTGTTCGCCTTCACCTCATCCACGTCCTGGTCGTCGTCGGTCAGGTCGCCTGATGCGATCTGGAGTAGGGCGGCGGTGACAGGATAAAGCTGCGGCGGGTTGACGCGATCGACCGCGCCAGTCTGAACGATCTGCCCCGTCGCCTCATCGATCAACGGATTGACCAGCAGATAGGGCGAGCGGTTGATATTCGCCTCTTCCCACATTTTTTCATGACCGGCGATCTGGTCGGGCGTGAAGATCGGCGTTTCATTCGGCGCCAGGCTGTCCGTCTCCGCCAGCTTAGAAACCTTGGCGTTGTAGATCCGCTGGGCGTCCATACGCTTGGACACAGCGCCACGGAACCGCTCCATGTTATCCACGAACCAGCGCTTGTGATAGACAGGAACGATGGGAATGCGGTCGCCAGCAATCGGGCCGTGGTCAATGATCACCTCGGCGCCGGACATGGTGTATTTCATGATCCGGCAGCGCTTGCGGCGCTTGGTCTTGACCTCCCAACCTTGGGCCTTGCGCTCTTCCAGTTCCTCGCTGCTGATCTCGCTGGCCCAGAACCGTTCTTCATCGTCCAGCAGTTTGTGCGTCAGGACATAGAGATTCTCGTCCTTGTCGACCTTCTCATAATATTCCGCGACGATGATCATGTCGGGCTGGAACCAGCCATATTGAACCGTCAGCTTGCTCTCAGGCCAGTTGGTGGCGAATTCCTCGCCATATTCTTCTTCAAACGCATCGCGGCTGTAGGCGGTCAGAACGAACCCGAACCTGGCGTCTGACTTGTCGTACAGCTTGGCGTTGATGTCGAAGAACACACGTTGGTCAGCGTCGGCGATCAGCAGGCCGGGATTGATGCGCTGGGCATCGCTGTCCTTGTCGTATGGATCCGCAAGTTCGTTCGTCAGGCGATAGGCGCCAAACCCACCAGCCTGTGCTTCCTCGAATGCATTGTCGCGGGCCTGCTGCGCCTTGAAGTAATGATCGTCGGCGCGATGAATGCCATCCAGCGTGTCAGCTGTTTCCTGATCGCTCTCGCCTCCAGCGGGGCGAAAGTCGGGGACGATGCGGTTCTCTCGATAATCCGTGACCAGCTTTCCCACGCGGCGACTGATCTTGTCGATTTCAACCTTGATGCTGTTCTCGAACTGCTCCCCCCATGGGCCTTCCCACATCGCGCCGGGGATGGCGATGAAGCGGCGGCACATCAGTGCCTCGGCGCGCAT